CTGGTACATTTTCTCAAATAAACAATGGTCAACCAATAAGTTTCCATACTCATGCACAATAAAATGGCAGTCTAATGTTCAGTTTTGAATAGTTTGATGGTATTATTGGCATATGGCTAAAGAAATAGTTTGTGGTACTCATAGAAGCTATGAAAAAGGATGTCGTTGTGAGTCCTGCGTTTTTTTCATTAGAGAGTATCATGCTAAGTGGCGTTCTAAAAATACAGAGAAAAAAAGAGAATCTGCTAATTCTTGGTCTAAAAAAAATAAAGAAAAAGTTTTAGAATATAGCAAAAAATATTATTATGAAAATTTAAAAACAGAAAGATTACGTAACAAAGCTTATAGGTCTTTACATCCAGAAGCGGGTGCTTCAAGAGCAAGAAGGCGTAGGGCAAGAGAAAAAAATGTTGAGGTATCCCCTTATACTGAAAAACAAATTTTAAGTTTGTATGGAGTAAATTGCCATTTGTGTTATGAAAAAATAAATTTAAATGCATCAAGATGGATTGGTCGTGGGGATTGGGAATATGGCTTGCACATAGATCATGTTGTTCCAATTTCAAAAGGTGGTGGAGATACATTACAAAATGTTAGACCTTCACATGGAATATGTAATATCAAAAAAGGAGATAGAGTAAATGGGTAAAATGCGTGTTCAACCCATAGATGAAGTTAATTGGGGTTTGTATGCTTGGCAGATGCCTGATGAATCATTGATTATGGATGACGAGGGCGGATATCTAAGTATTCCGTCTATGAAAGGCGATATACGCCAAATTAAAAAGCTGAAAGATGCAGCAAAATACTATGGTTTAGAAGAAGGACATCCTATTTTTTTTGCGGGACACAGAGCAATTGATGATGAAGAGTTACAAATTCAACAACAGAGATTAGAGTTAGGTCTTGTTCCAGATGTAATGGATACTCCTGCAATGCTTGAATATTATAAAGAAATGAAGGAGATGAAAATTGACTAATTTAACTGTTGTTGATGCTGATGATGAAGCAGAAGGTACTATTACAGTCAAGCTTGGAACACAGCATACTGTAGAACAAGAATTTGATGATCCCTTTAATGCAAGATGGGATGATATCAAAAAGGCAGAAGGGTTAAGTCCTAATTTCCGTCGTCAAGTAAATCGTATTGAAAAGTCATTTACAGGTGTAGATGATGCTAAATCTAAAAAGCTTGATCCGCTTGATCTGACTGGCTATTCTCTTTTTCAAATTGTTCAGCCACCATACAATGTTCTATACTTAGCACAACTTTATGATATTTCTCCATATCATCACTCTGCTGTAAATGCTAAGGCAGCAAACGTCATTGGATTAGGCTATAAGTTTGATAATACTTGGGCAACATCTTCAAAGATTGAAGCTGTTATGGAAACTCCAAAAAAGCTTGATAAATTACGTTCAAAAATTGAAGGGATGAAAGAAGAACTTCGTACCTTCTTAGAATCTCTTAACTCAGATGATTCATTTACAGAAACAATGAAAAAGATTTATGTTGACTTAGAATCAACTGGTAATGGATATCTTGAAGTTGGTCGTACATCAACTGGTAAGATTGGTTATATTGGACACATTCCAGCAACAACTATGCGTATCCGTCGTCACCGTGATGGTTTTGTGCAGGTTGTATACAATCGTTACACATTCTTTAGAAACTTTGGGGATACAGAAACTCCAGATCAAATTGGTACAGATCCACAGCCAAACGAAGTAATTCACTTTAAGATTTTTACACCATCAAATACATACTATGGTGTACCAGATATTTTGTCTGCAAAAAATGCAGTTGCAGGTGACGAATTTGCACAACGCTTTAACCTAGATTATTTTGAGAATAAAGCTGTTCCAAGATATATCATTGTTGTTAAGGGTGCAAAGCTTACCGCTGATGCAGAGCGTAAATTGCTTGAATTTTTCCAAACAGGACTGAAGGGAAGAAACCATAGAACACTTTATATTCCTCTTCCATCTGATGGAGAGCAAGGTCGTGTAGAGTTTGAAATGAAGCCTGTAGAGGCGGGAGTTCAAGATTCTTCGTTTAAGAACTATGCAGTAGAAAATAGAGATCGTATTCTTATTGCTCACCGTGTTCCAATTTCAAAGATAGGTATGCCACAAGGCGTTTCTCTAGCAAATGCTAAAGATGCTGATAAAACATTTAAAGAACAAGTTTGTCGTCCACGTCAAGAAGAGCTTGAATTTAAAATTAATCTTATTGTAAGAGAACTTACAGATGCTTTTGTATTGCGATTTAATGAACTTGCATTGACAGATGAAGAAACTCAATCAAGAATTGATGATCGTTATATTAAAGATCAAGTTATTGTTCCTAATGAAATTCGTGCTCGTAAGGGACTTGCTCCCCTTCCAGGAGGTGATGCTGTTGTTGTTTTAAATCCTAAAGCAATGCAAGATGCAGCATCAGATGCAAGTGGTAACAAAACTCGTGATCAAAATAGAACAATAAATGCTCCTGATAAAATGGGAACCGCTCGGAACGCAAAGGGTGAGGGTCCACAAGAAGGTAACTAAAAATGGCAACAGCACTAGATGTACTAAATGTTGCAAGAATGCAAATAGGTTTTCATGAAGGTGCAATTAATGAAAATCCATATGGCGACTGGTACGGAATACCTAATGCTCCATATTGTGCAATGGGTGTATCATGGTGCTTTGCTCAAGTTGGCTTATCTCATCTGATTGCTGCACAAACCCCTAAAGGATTTTCTTATAATCCAGCAGCACTACCTTGGTTTCAAAGACAAGGTTTAGTAGTTAATAAAATGTCTATGCAAATGGGCGATTTGGTTTTCTACGATTGGAACTCCGATGGTGTTGTAGATCACGTAGAAATATGTGAAGCAGCTAGTCCTGGTGGATTTACAACAATTGGTTTTAATACTGGTAGTCCAAATGATCCAACAAAAGAAGGGTGCTGGAGAGTTCATAGAAATTATCTTTTTGTTATGGCTGTTGTAAGACCTAAATATCCAGTTCCATTAAAACCAACAACATCTGTTGCTACAAGTAAAAAAGCAACAGCGGGTGTAGCAGCAGGTGCCACAGCATTAACTGGAGGCATGTTAGTAACTCATCCAGGGACAACAAATGGAACGACTGTTACTTCTCCAAGCAAGACAGTTTTTGTAGCTCCTCCATTTCCTTCTTCTCAAACTTCATTTGCAGTAGGTCAAACAAATGATGCTGTATGGACAGTTCAAAAGGCTTTAGAAAAAGCAGGTCTCTTACCAAAGGTATATGACACTGGAACTATGAATATCCAAACAGAGTCAGCATTAGTCAAGTATGAAAAAAAGCAGGGTATTACCGTAGCAAAAAATACAATACCTCAAATAATTTATGATGAATTAAAGGGCACATTATGAGTTTAAAACATCACTTTAAGTTTCAAATTTTTGATGCAAAGCAACTTATGATAGCCTCCACAGGAGCTTTCAGCACATGGGCAGCCACTGGTTTTCAGCGTGATTTGCCACATATTGGATATGTTTTGGTCGGGTTTATAACTGGAGGGCTGGTGTCTCATAACTCTATGAATAGCCCTAATGTGTTACCAGACTCTCATATTCAAACTCCTTATGTAAATAACATAAATGACGGGGATAAAGGTGTTCCAGAAAAAACTCCAGAAGCCTACCAACCAGAAGGCACAGATGTAAGAAAAGTGATAAAAATAAATAGTGGAATTATAAAATAATTTTGTCAAAATTATGCGTTATTTATAAATACTGCTATTATTTATTTACATATGGATATTCAGAAAACGTACTGGTCAAACAGCGAATCCTCGTTAGCTCTTAACTTCCCAATCACAAAGATAAATAAGGAGAAGAGAACCGTTTCTGGCTTTGCTTCCCTAGACAATGTTGATCGTCATGGAGATATCGTAAAGGCTGAAGCAAGTAAAAAAGCTTTTGATAATTTTAGAGGAAATATTCGTGAAATGCATGGACCAACAGCAGTTGGTAAAATGGTTAGTTTTAAAGAAGATACATTTTTTGATCCAGAGACACAAAAAAAATATAATGGAATTTATGTAACTGCTTATATTTCAAAAGGTGCTCAAGATGCCTGGGAAAAGTGCCTAGATGGAACTTACTCAGGTTTTTCTATTGGTGGTAATATTAAAGATGCTAAGATGGAAAAGGCAGATGACGGTACAGATGAAAAACGTCGTGTTATCCATGACTATGAATTGCATGAGTTGAGTCTTGTAGATTCCCCAGCAAATCAATTGGCAAACTTTTTTTCTATTGAAAAAAATACAGATGGCTCTTCCTTTATTAAAGGAATGGTAGCAGATGTAGTTTTAGAAAATGTTTTTTGGTGTAAAGAAGATGAAGTAGCATCAACATCAGAGCATACAACAAAGAATTGTGTTGTATGTGAAGATCCAATGATTAATATTGGATGGGTTGAACAAAAAGATTCAGAAAAGTTTGAAGCAATTGAAAAAGTAATTGATTCTTATTTTAAGAAAGATGATGCTCCAACATCCGCACATGAAGCTGGCGAAACAGCTGCACCAGGTTTGGCAGGTAATGTAATTGATAGCTCTGCTTCAATTAATCTTTATCCTGATCAAAACATAAAGCCAAAGATCACTTTAAGTGACGGGCTTAAAAAGAGTGATGATATTTCACTCAACGAAGGAGGTAACAAAATGGCAGAAGATACAAATGCAGAAGTTGCAGAAGTTGCAGCAGATGTAGAGA